ACTTAATCTATTTGTTGATGATAAAACCCCTAATAGAGCATTAATTGATGATGTTATTGTAATTAAGATTATGCATGAAGGTATTATGGATCAGATCATAGATAAAGGTTTTATTTTTAGAGAAAAGAATTATTCTTTTTTTACGGCTGGAGCTGGGCAACAACGCAAAGAGGTTTTAACTTTTGTTTCTGATGATGCATTAAAAAACCATAATAATTATCTCATGGGTGGATTAAGTGACGATATAATCAATGAAAAAGGTGGTATAAATACCGGGAAAATGCTGGCATACAAAGCACTTGTAATGTCTGCTGGTACTGAAATAAAGATACCTTACAACAAAGTGATTGTAGTACCTGATTTTGAAACCATTTTAGACAGAAAAGTTGATTTTATTGATACGAATGATGTTAATCTGCCTGTTATTAGAGGGGAGAAATCTATTCCAGTTAATCATATGGACGGTGCAGGAATGATACTCCCTGATAATATTGATGGTGTAAGCGGTAACTGGCAATTTCGCAATAAATGGGTGAAAGGCGCATTGGTAGAATTCGATTTCTTGAAGTTTGCAAAAGAAGTAGCTGGAAATACCATTGTTACAGATATTTATAATAATGACCACGATATTGAAAAAGAAGATATATGGATTATTATGACTCGGAGCCAATTCAAAATGGCTAATTATTATAATAGTTGGAATGATTTCTGCGAGAAGATGAAGACTATTGGTTCTGAATTTATCGTCTGTGGTGTTGAAAATCCTCCACAAGAGGAAAAGGAATTATCATATCAATATTTAGCTACTCTGGATATTTCGGTTGATGATCATGAAACCATTGCTAACTTATGTAAACAAACTATAGATTATATTAAAAGGTTGCACGAAGATAAAGAATTAGTATTAGAAGCATTGGGTGCTACTGAAGATAATAATAATATTAAACCATTTCAAGAAGCGTTAATGATTTATCCTGCAATGCTCCAGGATAGTTATACAAAACATCAAATTAAAAAGGTAATGGACGGTATTAGGGATGCTGCTAAAGGTGGTAGAATTTTAAGTTCAGGGTACTATAGTTACATATTTCCAGATGTTTATGCGTTTTGTGAAAGGTTATTTTTAAAAGAAGATAATCCTAAAGGGTTAATTCCTGAAGGGTACATTTATAATGCTTATTATACAGATACCGAAATTCAAGAAGTAGATCTTATGCGTTCGCCTCATTTACATCCGTCAGAGCATTGTGTGAGAAAACTATCGAAATCAGCAGAATGCCATAACTGGTTTAGGGGTAATGCTACCTATGTTAGTGTTCATGACCTGGCACAATTGCAAATGAAGAACGATGTAGATGGCGATATCTGTTTTGTTGCAACATCAAGAGACATTATAGATCATGTTCCAGAGGGTTGTTTGCCTTTGTATTACGAGATGCCCAAGGCTAAACCACAAGAGATTAATAATGAAAATATAAAACAAACGCTAAAAAGAGCCTTTGAAGCTAATCAAATTGGTGATATTAGCAATGCGTTAACAAAATATCTAAGTAAGAAATACGATGAAGATTTTGAATTAGATATGATTTTTATTGCTAGGTTACAGGCTTGGAATAATTTCACCATTGACTTCCCAAAGACATCTATCAATATAGAGCTACCGAAGAAAGATGCTGAACTATATAAACGATTAGTAAAGGCTAAATCTCCTCACTTTTTTCAATGGGCTAAGGGTAAGAGTGAAACAGCGGTTGCAGAATGTGGTAGTGGTGTTGTTGATCGTATTTGCAATTATATGGAGAATAACGGAAAGTATTTTAGATACAAATATTATAATAATGATATTAAATTTGATCCTGCTATGCTTTGTAGTGGAAAAGTTGATAGGTCATACAAAAAGTATGAACAATTACAAGATTTATTGTTTTTAGCTACAAACGACATCAGATATTTAACTTTAAAATTAAATGAAGTTAAGCAAGAAAGCTCAGATAAAGATAGAGAATTTATCAGTAAATTTGATGTTACATACCATTATTACAGGGATGAGATGATTGATTTATTTGATGGTAATATTGATTTTTGTGTTAATTGCCTTGTTGATATTGAGTATTTCCAGGAATATAGACATAAAAAAAGTAAAGCTATCTTATGGAATTGTTTTGGTTGGGAATTGTTAAAAAATATTAAAGATAATCTAAATAGTGATAGGCCACTAATTGCCAGAACTCGTTTTGCTTATAGACTGGAGGACAATATCAAAATTAATGAAGTATTCAAAAAAATTGAAAATAAAATGGAGCCGGAGTCTATTAACATAACTGAAAGTGAATATAATATTATTGATTCATTTGATGATGATAATGAGCGCATATTATATTATGTTTTATTATGTATGGCAAAAAGTCATGGTAAAAATTATTTTAAACTACATAAAAATAGTAGAGATAAAAACAAGAAATTGAATATTAGTACTTTGAATAATTTGGCTGAAATAACTAATGCAAAGATGATTCTAAAAAGATTTGAGAAAAATGAATTAATCAAAAAGGAAAATGGTATTGTAACAGTTTTGGGTATCGATAATGATAGCGAATTATGTTTTGTTGTAAAAAATATATGGAAACCATTAGTAAGTTTTGCTAGGCATGAAGGTAATGCCATTGGTCAATGTATTATATGTGATGATGATTATATCAAAAAAGGTAAGACCAAAACATGCGGAGAAGTATGTTCAAAAGAGCTAGAGAGAAGAACCAAGAAAGATAATTATCAAAAAAATAAAAATAGTGCTTAAAGAAAATATTGGTAGTTTTGTATCCCTTCGGAAATGTAATGTTTTCAAGGGATACATTGTAGTGTGATAAAAGTATATATAGGGGAACAGTAATTAGTAAAAATGTACGCAATAAAATTAAAGAAGGTGGGGAATTGTTCAAAATTGATTATAATTTTGAAAATCAGAACGGATTGCGACAGAGCCTAGATCAGTATCTAAAAATAAACGGTATTAAAGCTGCTTGGATCTGTAAGCAAATCGGGTTATCGGATCAGAGATTATCGCATTGGCGCCATGGCCGCGAAAATTTGACTGACGAAAATTATATTAAACTGATAAAATTTTTGACACAGAGATAAATAAGAGGGTACTACAATCAGTGGTATCCTCTTATATTTATGCTTTTTTATTAAAAATGTTTATATCTTGCTATAGCGCTAGTTTAATATAGTAAATAGTAATTGTCAATAGCAATTTTGTGAATAAAGGAAGGGTATGTGTAAATCAATGCAAGAGAAAATGTTTCGAATAATAAGTGTTGAGAACTACTGGCAACGTGCCGGAGAAGCAATTATTGAATGGTGGCTTCGTGAGGATAATACTATAAAAATCACACGAGAAACTGTTCCATTTAGAGATTTATGGCTTTAACCTATTTGTATAGAGAAATTAAGCTTAATGGTATTCGAAAATTTAATGATGATTAGAGGATTGGACTTATGGAAAATAACAAGCAGCCACAAGGGGTAATTCCTAAATGGTTATATGAAGAAGTAAGGGCAACAGACCTAGCAAGGGCATTGCATGAGAGAATCAAGGGTAAAGATATGTTTGATTTTAATCCTACATATTCAATTCAGTATCTGGTTGAATGGGCTAAAGAGCTTGTGTGGCGATTAGAAAACATTGAAAGCATGAAGGATGAAAGATTTTAGGAGAAAGGGCGTTAATTATGGAAATGACTGTTAATTATGGCAAGTGGGATGAAGTTTTCAATTATCGTTGGTTTGAATCAGATTATTTAAAAACGAGAGATTACTTAACAGGTTGTTGTTTAAAAGAGTGTTTACCACAGGAGATTGATTTAACTAATAATGAAACTTATATGTGTAATATAAATGATACTTATATGGTTGAAGCGGAATTTAACGATAATGATTTAATTATTCAATATCATCAGATATTTGAATGGTATGAAAAAGAAACAAAATATGGGATGATCCGGTTGTTGCGGAGAGTTCCCGAAGATAGATATATGGACATATTTGAATACATAAAAGAATCTGCTAGTGATTGGTATGATGTTATATTTGATGAATGGATTAAAAGTATAGATGATTAGAGGGATTTTTAATGATGAATAATGATTTAACGCCTTGTGGAGATGATAGGTTAGACTGCATTGACTGCTGTGGGTTAGGAGTGTGTGAGTTTACCAAAGGAAAAGTTAATCCAGATGATTCTTTAACCTTGGAAAAAGCATTAAAACAAACATTTGGGTTGGATTTAGATAAGATTAGAAAAGTTTTTGATTAATATATCTGTCCCCATCAGCTTATGAAATATGGCTGCGAGGCAGAATAAACCTGGGACATTAAAAATAAGGCTGCAAAAACCTCCTTTTATTAAATAATTTAAAATCAAATGTATGCCCTTGCAGACGGCTGAACGGCTTAAATTGTCTGCCGATTTTATTATCTTGTAATAGGTATGAGAAAGAGTCTATTGCTTGATAGTAACATCAATTATTAACTCCTTGCCAGATTAGTAGCATCTGGTGAGGAGTTTTTAATAAATTAGTTGACATTTTAATGGAGCCGTTTTGCAATTTCGTTGAGTTCGAGCCTCAACTCCTCCTTCCTTCAAAACAAAGGAAAAATTGCTAACCTTGTGAGAATGCAAGGTGAGGGGTATTAGTGCAGCAGGCTGATACCCCTCAAACTTTTTAATGGTTAGATTAAAAACAATGAGATTGAGAGGTAAGTAAAATTGATTAAAAATGCGGATATAAAGGAATCTTTAGAGGATGATATTAAACCAAAATCAAAAAGAAATATAAAAAAAGTTCTCGAACGAGATTTAATTGATTCAGACAGCTTTGAAGATTTTAATAAATATGATATTAATATTGAGGAAATCTCACCGCCTCCAAGGGTGTCGGTTAAAACGACAGAGACAAGGCAATTAACCGAAGATAGGGTTAAAGCATTGTTTGAGGAGCAGTATAAACGAATTCAGATGATGATTGATAATAAGATGAGTGAATATAATTATCGAATGCACAAGAGCATTCAGGCTGAGATTAGGCGCTGGTATGAAGGTTATTATGACAATGTTCAGTAGGTTCGGCTTGGAGATGTTTCTTTCGGCTAAATAGAGTAGGTAAAAGGGTATTGAATTAAAAAAGGAGTGATAAAAAGATGTCAGGTTATCGCGTTGGTGCTGGTTATATTGGTTCTCCAAATCCTCAAACATCCGTAGCAAATGAAGAAATTATTCCGAGTGGGAAAACAGTTTATAAGTTTGTTTTTCATTGCGAATCTCAATGTCATATTTCTATTAACGGAGGAACACCAATATTTATAAATTCAGGATCTTTTGGAATGGGAATAGAAGATCTGTGGTTAACATCATTTAAAATTATTGAAAGTGGAGTTGTTTTTACTTATTTTGGTGGAGTAATTAGTTAATTAATATTGAAAAAAGGGGAGTTTTATATGAAGACTAAAATAATTATGGATAGCGGTAATGAATATATTTATGATGGAGATATATACGAAGTGAAGAGCCTGTGCGTAAATGTGCAACAAATGCCAATGGGGGGCAGAGTAGAGATATTTAGAAACGGATTTGTTGACATTGCAGCTAATATTTCTATCAATCCATCGCATATATCTTCACTGGAAGAAATAGAAGATTAAGGTTAAGTCTTTATTTTTCCTATTTTGCAGGATTTTCCTTCTTTCTGTCTAATTATGGTAAGAGATAGAAAAGAGGATTTATTAATGATTGAATACTTCCAATTAAACAATTTAACTAAGAATGTATATGTTGTTGGAACACTTACTCAGGAAGTAATGGATTTATTAAATTTAAACAGAACAGAAACTTCCCTTTTATTGGGGAAAGATAAAATACTTTATACTGAAAAACACAAACATCAATTTGTTTCAGAAGAAAGTTATAAAAAGCATATTGAAGCAATTCCTGAAATAATTATTAACTTTGATTATGTAGCTTTTCATCCAAGCAAAAATAGTATTGAGTATATTAAAAAAATGGATGAAATAATGGTAGTAGCTGCTAGATTTAGACAAGAAAAAGAATTATGGATCAAAACGGCTTTCCCAATCTCTGAAGGTAAATTAAACATTTATAACAAATTAGGAACATTAAAAAGCAAATTAAAAACATTTGACTAATAGGCATAATTAAATTACACTAAGTATAAGATATTAGTGATATGATTATTTGAAAGACGGAACAGGCAGCCGTCACACCTTAATTGGTCTGAAAAGTGATGTGGGATACGCCGCCCCACCGAATAATCATATCAAAGTAATTATTAAGACCTCTTAACCAGAGGTCTTTCTCTTGCCTATCTCAGTGTATGAAGGGATAATATGAGTTATTTATTAGAGCCGTAAAAGGCTCTTTTTTATTTGGAATGATTCAAATTAGTTATAGATTATCTAATATTATGGAGGTGATGCAAAATGGCACAAGGAGATAGATTTAAGACTCCTGAAAATATTGAAAGATTTGTTACGATGGTCATTTTAGGTTGCGATAGACCTGATATTCAGAATGAAATTGGTATTAAGAGAGCGACCTATTATGTTTGGATGAATGATCCTAATATAATTGCTGAGATGGATTCCCGTAGACGTGAAATTAAAGACCAGGGAATGGCATTTATCAAGGGTCGATATAAAAGATACCTAGAAAACATCGATAAACTCTGCAATGATACCACTGACAGGCGTACTTGTTTAGCTGCTAATCAATTCATGGTAGAAAAGATGGATGGTAAAGCTACCTCCAGGCTTGAAGTCGCAGATAATAGTACCAAAGATGAGTATATTGATCCTTTAGATGGCATTGATGATAGTGAAATTACTGATTTAAGGCTGGTTAATTAATCTGACACAATGACATTAAGTAAGATGACAAATGTGATAGTATTGGGGTTAATAGTATTTGTGTCTAAATGCTTGTTTTTTAATCTGACATAATGTATAATAAATCATATAGTGTGACAGATAGGAGCGGATAGCATGAATACTGTTCAACCTTTGAGAGATAAGAAAGATATTGAGAAAATGAAAAGCTATCTTAAGGATAGAAACCCAAGGGATTACCTAATGTTTATGATCGGCATATCCAGTGCTTTAAGGATATCAGATATATTAAAGCTCAAGGTATCTAATGTATGGGATGGTAAGAAGGTTAAGTCTCATATTGATATTAGAGAAAAGAAAACTGATAAGGGTAAAAGGTTTGCTATATCCCCCAACCTTGAGAAAGCACTAAGGGATTATATTAAATCAAATCAATTATCCCCCGATGATTACCTAGTAACCAGTAAGAAGCCTGATAAGGATGGCAATAGGAAACCAATATCAAGACAACAAGCACATGAGATATTAAGTAATGCTGCTGATTGGATTGGTATTAAGGATGCTGTATCAACTCATACAATGCGTAAGACATGGGGTTACTGGGCGTATAAGAGTGGGGTTAGCCTTGCCTTGATTATGGAAGCCCTGAATCATTCGAGTATTGCTAATACTAAGAAGTATTTGGGGATTACTCAAGATGATTTAGATGAAGTTTATATTAATTTGAATTTATAAGGTGATTAGATTTTATTTTAGGGGTGGCCTTCTTTTTGGCGAGTTGCGGAAGTTTCGGCGGTTATCCCTACAATTTTTCTCACAAAATTTAGGAACGAGAATTATTGATAACATTTACCTAAACCCTATATAAAACAGGGTAATTTTATAATTAAATACAGTAAAATTTCACCCTACATTCAACGATAAGTATTAATGACTACAAATATATAGCAAATTATTTTAACACGGGTTTACCTGTGTTTTTTTATGCCAATTAAAGGTGGTGAGTAAATATCCCAATTATTAAAACCAATGACACTGATAATAACGATAAAGAAGATCGTATTCTTCTTTTAAAATATCTATCCAAGTTTTATGGTCTGGAAAAAGCCAAAGAATTGATGATAAATCATAAAACAAATCTATGGGGGGACCATGGTCTAGCTTGGTCATTAGGTAAAAGATCAATTGAATTCTTTTGTTTATATTTCCTTCAGGATACATTCCGTGTAAAACCAGATAATCAAAATAGACAGCTTTGCTCAGTTCATTACGAAATGTGGAAGGAAGCAGAAGATTTATTTATCCATGATAAATACGATAAGCTTTGTGGAGTACTTCCTAGGGGATCGGCCAAGACTACTATTTTTGATTTCTCAGTAAGCACGTGGTTACATGCTTATGGCATATCTCCATATACCCTGGTAGCGGGTAAAACGGAGCAAGATGCAATAGATTTCATTGCTATAACAAGGCAAGCATTTGAAGAGAATCAATACATTATTAAAGCATTTGGAAGCCTTATAGATACCAGGAGGTTTACAGTAAATAAATTAGAATTGGAGTTAACCAATAAAACGAAAATTCAGGCTATAAGTTCTGCTAGTAGTATGCGTGGTAAAAAATACGGAAATAACAGGCCGTTTTGCATTATAGCAGATGATTATCAATCTAAGGTTGATGTTATTACTGGTGAAGCCAGAGATAAAAAATATCGTACTTGGATGGATGACGCTAAATTTGCAGGAGATAAAGCGGTTTACAGGGATGGTAAAAAAATTAAGATGGCAACTAAGTTTATTGTACTAGGAACTATCTTACATAGAGATTGTTTCATGTCCCGTTTACTCAAGGATAAGGACTATAAGCATATACTCAAAAAAGCGGTATTAGTTGATGACGTTGATAAATTATACAATGATGATCCGCATTGGTCAGAGTTTAGAAGAATTTACTTTGATAATAAATTAACTGATTCTGTAGCATTCGCAAAAGAATACTACTATCAAAACCAAGATAAAATGCAGTATCCAGTCCTATGGCCTGATAAATGGGACTGTTTAGACCTCGCTATAGATTATTACAGTGACAGTACTTCATTTAAACAGGAATTACAAAACGATGCAAATAAGATTGGTGAGAAGTGGTTTAAATCGAATAAAACTGAATCACTTAAAATCATTGAATCACATACCTTTGTCAAAACCATGCTTTGTGTAGATCCTGCCAGTACATCTAACAAAAAATCAGACAGCTTCGCTTTTCTTGTGGGAAGTTTGTCAGACAATAGTTTTAAGTATGCGAGGAAAGCTCAACTCTTAAAATTAGATGCTAGAAGTGAGTTTGATAAATATATTGAGCATATTGTTAATCTTTTAAAGGATTATGATGATATCACAACAATTTACATCGAAAAAAACACCTTTAATGGTAGTGATGCCCATAGTTTAGAGCAATATATAGAGAAAGACCCAATGTTAAAACATAGGGATTTAAATATTATCAATAAGCAACAATTAAAGAACAAAGATGACCGTATTAGTGTCATCGTGCCAGAGATAAACAATGGAAGAATTATTTTTAATAGTGAAGACCAAGAATTCATAGATGAAATTATGGAATTTGCGGGGCAGGAATATACCCAACATGATGATGCAGTTGATATTACAGCTTCTTTTTCAGATATGATTTCTGATATTGAGGTTATTAACAAAGTAGAATTCCTAGATAAAAATAAACTGTTTTCGAGAGGAAGGTGATTTGAATTTTTGATGTTGATGCAAATAGAGAACTATTAACTAAGGTATTTAGTAATTTTCAACTCCAATATCATGTAAATATGAAGATGTATCTATATTACATGGGCATTACAGATACAGGACATCATTATAATGCTTCATCTAATGGTTCTTATGATGATATTTTCATAAATGAATTCAATTTGGATGCAGAAGGTGCCGGAAATTACAATTACGTTAATGATCGCTACAATAAGAGAATTAATGCTAATTTTATTAAGAAGTTCGTGAAGGAAGAGGTCAGTTATTCAGTAGGGAACGACATTACCTATACAAGTCATAGTGGGAATGAAAAAATAACTGAATCTTTGAGATTGAATATGGCACATTGGAAGGCTGATCATGATGCCAACCTTGCTAAAAATATGCTCATTTATAGTCAAGCATACGAATTATACTACATTGATAAAAATGCACAGTTCTCAAGCAGAATAATCTCTCCTAGACATGGTATTGCTTTTATTGATAACTGTGATAACGTGATATTCTTTTTGCATATCTTCAGAAAACCTTATGAAGATAAAGGTATATATATTGATATTTATACCGATTCTGAAATTATTCATTGTAATGAAACTTTTAATGAGATTGCTGAAAGGACTTCTCATCCCTTTAGAAGCGTTCCTGTAGGTTTGGCGGTTGTCTCAGAAGAAGGCTGGTTAGACTCACTTTATAAGGATCTTAAATCACTTCAAGATAGTTACGAACAGAATCTTGGAGACATTTCTAGTGAAATTACTGAGTTCAGGAATGCATATCTGGTATTAAATAATTTAGCTTTACAAGATGGTGATCTGGAGGAAATGAAGCAAAAAGGGGTAATGCTTACAAAGGGGAAAGACGGTTCAGCACAATTTTTGATAAAAAATATTAATGATACTTTCATTCAAAATACCCTTACTACATTAGAAGATAAAATGTATCAGTTAAGTTGTCACATAAATTCCAATGAAAAAATGAGCAGCAATACCAGCAGCTTGGCATTAAGAGCTAGGCTTATTTCATTAGAGGAAAAATGTAAACTAAATCAAAAAGCATTGGAAAATTGTGTAAAAACAAGATTGAAAATGCTTTTTACTTATTTGAATAACTTAAAGGGAACTAATTATGACTATAGAGATATAAATATTAAATTCACACCAAATATTCCATCTGATGATCTAACAAATTCACAAGTTGTTACTGCCCTGGGTGATAGATTGAGTTCAGAAACAGCTTTAAGTTTGTTCTCTTTTGTGGATAATCCACAGAATGAAATTAAGAAAGCAACAGAGGAAGCAAAAGCTAACAGTATCGGTGCGAATTTATTGAACCCTGAGAAGGTGTAATAAAATGAAAGTGATGGTGAATGATGAAAGAATATTTAAATAGTATAGGTTGTGAATTATTAAAGGATAATGATGATGCGTTGGAATTTTCATATAAATTTAATAATGATAAAGAAGTAAAATTTAGTTTGTCAAAATCAAATATGGATGGCATTTCTATAGAAGATTCAGTTAAAAAAATAATTGATGTTTATTCACAATACTGTTGTAAGCGGTAATAAGTAATGGCTGATAAGATTAATCCAAATTACAGGAAAAAGATAGAGGATATAAAAGTTGAAGGTGAAGATTTCGCTGATAGTGCCATGAAAGATGTTTATTTAGAGCAAAAAGAAGCGCTTGATGAAGTGCATAATATGGTAGGTAAAATATATATTAATTATGCTGCTGCTGGTCTTTTAGTATTAACTTCAGCACAAAAAAGCCAAATTATAGCCAATGTGAAGAACACTTTAAAGGAAATGGGGCAAAAATTAGGTAAAAGTGAGATTGATAAGGTTACTGCGATACTAGGAAAT